CGAGAGATTTAAATTATCAAAAGGCTTTTGCAGATGCCATTATTACAACAAGAACAACTATGAATACACAAATTAAAGGACAAGACGGATATAAGCATGATAATGTCCTAGATAAAATGACTGAAGCTGAAAAATTATATGAACAATATAAATGGGTTATAAAGTGAGAAAATAAATGCCACTCAATAGAAATACAAAAAATCCAGCAAATTCACAATCAAGTCTTTTTAAGGCTTTAACAAGATTATTTTCTGGACCAATCATTAGTTATCGATCACAATCAGGTCGAAGGATCAGAAGACAACATTTAGATAAATTTAGCTCAAGATTTAAATCTGCATCCGGACAGCAGTTTAAAAAATCTCTTTATAGTCCTCTTGACGTTATTGCCGTAGACGCAATTGCAAATCAGCGTAGAACCGAACGTTATGTTGATTTTGATCAAATGGAATACATGCCCGAGATTGCATCGACAATGGACATCTATGCAGATGAGATGACAACGCATTCAGAATTAAGCCCAATGCTGAACATTAAATGTTCAAATGAGGAAATTAAAGCCGTTCTTGCTATACTATACGAACAGGTTTTGAATGTACAATATAATTTATTTGGCTGGAGTCGCACAATGTCTAAATATGGCGATTTCTTTCTATATTTAGATATTGATGATAAGTACGGCGTAAAATCAGTTATCGCATTGCCCCCAGCCGAGATTGAGAGGTTAGAAGGCAAAGACACAACAAACCCAAATTATGTCCAATACCAGTGGAATTCTGCTGGAATGACTTTTGAAAATTGGCAGATCTGTCATTTCCGTATTTTAGGTAACGATAAATATGTTCCGTATGGTTCATCTATTTTAGAACCTGCTCGTCGTATTTGGCGCCAACTTACGCTTATGGAAGATGCTATGATGGCATATCGTGTTGTTCGTTCGTCTGAACGTCGCGTATTTAAAATTGATGTTGGTGCTATTCCGCCCCAAGACGTTGAACAATATATGGAGAAGATCGTATCACAACTTAAAAGACATTCTGTTGTGGATTCTTCGACTGGACGCGTCGATCTTCGTTATAATCCAATGAGCATCGAAGAAGACTATTTCATTCCTGTTCGTGCCGGCTCCGTTACAGATATTCAATCATTAGCCGGCGCACAAAATATTACAGCGATTGACGATATTAAATATCTTCGCGATAAGTTGTTCTCTGCTCTTAAGATTCCACAGGCATATCTTGCAATGGGCGAAGGTGCAGCAGAAGATAAAACAACACTCGCACAGAAAGACATTCGTTTCGCGAGAACAATTCAAAGATTGCAAAGAGTTATCATTGCTGAATTAACCAAAATCGGCATTATTCATCTTTATACGCTTGGCTTTAGGGGAGATGACCTTCTTAGTTTTTCCCTTTCATTAAATAATCCATCCAAGATTGCTGAATTACAAGAGATTGAACATTGGAAGCAGAAGTTTGATATTGCTGCTTCTGCGACTGAAGGCTTTTTCTCTCGTCGCTGGGTTATGGAAAATATCTTTGGTATGTCGCACGAAGAGTTTGCTAGAAATCAAAAAGAGATGTATTATGATCGTAAGCATGATGCTGCGTTACAGCAGGTTGCAGAAGCTGCAGCCGCCGCAGGAGGTGGCGGTCTGGGTGGCGATCTTGGCGGTGAATTAGGTGGCGATCTTGGCGGTGAATTAGGTGGGCCCGAAGAAATGCCGGCAGTAGAAGCAGGCGGCGAAGCCGAAGCAGCACTTGGTGGCGAGCTTGGTGGCGAAGAAGGCGGTGGCAAAGAATCAGCATTATTGGCAGTTCCTCCCGGATCTCGTAATGACCCGTATACAACTCCTGGCGCCAGGGATAAAGTATATTATCCAAAGAGAGATGATAAAAGATCTGGTTCCGGGCCCCGCTCGCGCCACTTTGCAGGCAACAGAAATGCCGAAATGAGTAAACTCCCAAGGAGAAAAGTATTCCCAGGTTCTGAAATTAATAATTTGGCGAAACCAATTGGTGCGAATGTTGGTATTTATGCAGAGGAACAATCTATTTATAATTTGGAAGAGAAGTCTGAGGAAGAAAAACTATTTGAAGTTAACGAATCTATTCGTTCATTACTTGAGGGTCTGGAAATTAAAGAAAATGCATTATTGGAGCACGAAGAATGAAGATAAAGCACAATAAAAAAAGAAACACAGCCTTTGTTTACGAAGCGCTAGTGAGAGAAGCCACTGTCGCTATTCTCAAAAATGATCGCGAGAAAAGGGATAAAGTCATTTCCATAATAAAGAAACATTTTCATAATGAAAGCACTCTCCATAAAGATTTAGAATGCTATCGTTCCCTATATGAAAATCAAAATCTAAATCAAAAGATTTCCGAGAAAATTCTTAAAGAAGTCCGCATGCAAAAACGATTGATTGATCCAGACGGATTATTTAAGCAGCAGACTGAATTGATTCATGATGTTAACAAAGAATTATCCACAGAAGTTTTTAACAATTTCGTTCCAAACTATAGAACTTTAGCGACAATCGATCAAATCTTTTCTTTAAAGATTTCGCCCAAAGATTGTGTTATTCTAGAAAATGAGATTGTTAATAATATGAGAAGTAAAGTAGTTGAGGATTCAACAATCCCCGTTGACAATCTTACATATAAGACTTTCGTTAAGAAGTTTAATGAGAAATATGAGAACGAATTATTAAATGAACAGAAGGATTTGTTAACTTATTATATTGCTTCATTCACCGACAATGCACTTGAACTAAAAATCTTTTTAAATGAAGAACTATCAAGACTTAAAACGAAATTAGTTGAATCAAAAAAAGTTGAAGAGATTAAAAACGATGAAGATATGCTGCGAAAGACTAATAAAGTAATTGAAAAATTACAATCGTTCACAACTGCAGAGATTACTGAAGATGTTTTATCAACAGTATTAAAGACCCAATCATTGGTTGAGGAAATTTATAATGGCGATAACGATTAAAGTTGGCGAAGAAGCTAACAAAAAATTAATCACTCTTGAATTAAATCTCCGCAAGAGTTTAAACGGAGATTTAATGATCTTTGATCATGGCGACATTGATATCGTATTGTCTACATCAAATAATAAAGTTATAGCGTTCCCTAAAGAAATTATTTCTGATTATGTATATGGTGCACAAAATAGATTATTCACATTTCTTCGCAAAAGAGGTGTTGTGATTCCGGAATCTATTCAAGCTGGTTCTTTTTATGGTTCTTTTGAGGCCATGATGGAGTCGCCCAAAAATGAAGATATGAGCGCTGCCAAAATGACATTGATTAATATTTCAGAATTCATCGATGAAGAGCGCCCATATTTCGAGGCGACTGAGGCGATTATTTCCATGACTGATGATGAATTCATTGATCCAGATAAGGAAGACTCCACAGAACTTGGCGAAGTTCCGCAAGCAACTCAACAAGGGTCTATTCGTAAAGGTTACATTAGAGATCCTTATTCGCTGAATTACTTGTATACAATGTAGGACGTTTGATGGAATTGCTAACATTTATATTAGTAGCATATGGCCTAACACAAATTCTTGTTTATAGTAAAATATTTGAGAGAATAAGACCCAAGAAAGGAAAAGCAGGAGAACTAGCCAGTTGTCCCATGTGTATGGGATTTCATGTTGGGTGGTTTTTAATGTTACTTTCTTCGTTTACAGAACTATTTAATTTTGATGTAACTGTAACTAATTTCTTTCTTCTTGGATGGCTATCATCTGGAACATCTTATGTTTTAAGCATGGTCTTCGGGGATTCTGGGATACAGTATTCACAAAAAATGGAGATAACGCAAGATGAACGCTTATTGGACGCAGAAGTGGATGCTTCAGCCGGTTCGCAACTGTAAGAGTGGTTGCATGTGCATGCGGGTTGCGCCCGCATAAAGAATTAAAAGGATAAAATAATGAAATTATTAAGAGAATTCTATGCGCTATGTGAAGGTGGTGCTTGCCAGGATTTACTGACGGAACATGAAAAGCAATTTGTTGCTGATGGCGGCATGATGCTTAGTGGCGTTATGCAAATGGCAGATACAGTAAATGGCAATGGCAGAATTTATCCTTATAATGTTCTCATGAAAGAATTAAAAAACTATCAGAAAATAGTAAAAGAAAAAAGAGCGCTTGGCGAACTTGATCACCCAGAGGATTCTGTGATTAATCTTAGGAATGCTTCGCACTTAATTACAGAAGTGTGGATGGACGATAAAAGTGTTATGGGCAAAGTTAAAGTTCTTGATACACCATCCGGCAAGATTTTACGTTCTTTGGTAGATTCAGGCGTAACTCTTGGTATTTCTTCAAGAGGGATGGGTTCCGTAAAAGAGTCCGAGGGACAAACAGTCGTTGAAGAGGATTTTCAATTGATTTGTTTTGATATGGTTTCTGAGCCTTCGACTCCTGGTGCTTTCATGATGAAAGAAGCGCGAGAGTATAAAAATAAAGTATTCACCAAAGCAGATCGAATTAATCGTTTATTGAACGAGGCTTTAAATGAAAAAGAGTGATTTAAAACAATTAATTAAACCATTAGTTAAAGAATGCATTCATGAAGTCCTTTTAGAAGAGGGGCTTCTTTCAAATGTAGTAGCAGAAGTAGCAAAAGGCATGCAAGGTAATTTGGTAACCGAGATTCAGCAACGCCGCCCACAAGCTTTGTTTGACGATAACCTGCAAATGAAAAGAAAAACTGACGATACAAGATCTAATCTTAACGAACGCAGAAAAAAATTAATGGATTCTATTGGGGAAAACGCGTACAATGGTATTAATTTATTTGAGGGCACAGAAGCACTAACAGGTCATGAAGCTTCACAAGCAAAAGCCGGCTCAGTTGACTTAGGGCACCCTCAAGATTCTGGCGTCGATATTAGTTCTCTTGTGGGTGGTGCTTCTCAAATTTGGAAGGCCATGAAATGAGCAGAAAAGCAAATGTATGTGTTACTTTAAGACAATGCGGTGGCAACGTTGAAAAAATGATCAGAAAATTTATTAAAAAAGCAAAAAAAGAAAAGATTGTCGAGCAAGTAAAAGATCGATCATATCATAAAAAGCCTTCTGTAGCAAAACGCGAAAAACGCCGCAAAGCAATGCGCGCCAGATTACGAGAAGAAAGAAAAAGACAAAGAGCACAAGAAAGACGCAATGGAAAAAGAAATAACTAAAAATAAAACTAATTATAGAACAAGGCACAATTAATTAATTACTACGGACAAGGAGATAGAGAATGCCGAATTCCTTTAAACATACAAGCTGGGGTCGAACAAGAGGTCCAAAGAATTTGTCAGGTACTCAGGGCGATGAGGTTGACGTTGTTCTTGTGGGTACCTTAGATTCAGTTCACGCCGGGTACGCCACCGAAAATCAAAGATATTTACATCTTTTAGTGTCGAATGGCACAGCCAACGACGCGACCGCCGGAGTTCGGAAGGTCACGGTTTGGGGATATAATCATGCATTTCAAAGATGGTTTCCTCTTTTAGCATATATTGATGATGGTAGTGCAGCTGCAGTTGCCTTAATAGCGCCCGACGCGAACGGCGCGGAAAACCGGACAGCCCGTAAAGCTCAGACCTTTGAGCTTTTTGGTGTAGATCGAGTAGCCTTTGTTGGTGTCACCGCTGATGTAAGGTGCTTCGCCGCTTGCAGTACGTTTTAGGGAGAACCCATGAATGCTAAGAAAGAACTGGACATACAAAGATTTTAGCTGCTTAAACCAAGTTGATGGGCCAGTGGGCTCTACAGGAATTGGATAAGAATGTCACAGTTTTCATGGGCATATGTAAATTGTAGCGATAGAGACGTAGATCAGGCCGCAGGCCCTACTGGCTCGCTACAATACTTAACGGGAACAAATGCTACTAGTGGCTCAGCAAATTTAATATTTAATACTTCCTCTAATTCTTTAATTTTAACTGGCACGCTGGTTGTAACTGGTACGATTTCAGCTAGTCATTATACTATTAAAGATATTGCAGTTATTGATGCTACCGGCTCAACTATATTTGGCAATTCAACTGATGATACACATCAACGCACTGGAAGTATGTTCATACAAAGGCCGGCCACTACCGGTGGGGCGCCCCTTGAAGTATTAAGGCTATCGTTAGAAGACGAAGGCGTTGATATGAATGTTGGAGAAGGCCCTGCCCTTACTTTCTATGTTGGAGAGACAAGCGGCAAGGAGCACGGTGGTACAATAGCGGTTGTTAAGGAGGCAGCACCCGATGCTGACGGAGCCGCGTCCATGATCTTTCGTACCGGAATTGACGATACAGCGCCGACAGAAAGAATGCGAATTACTAGTGCCGGCAAGGTTGGCATTGGAACGACGAGTCCTTCCGCGGTGCTCTCTGTCAGTGGGGCCCTCAACATCGCTGGAACCATTTTACCGGGCGCCGATAATACATACGATCTTGGTAATGCAGTCAGACGATGGCAAAATGTATATACAACCGATTTACATCTTAGAAACGATAGGGGTGATTGGACACTAATCGAGGAAGAAGACTACTTAACTGTGCGAAATAATAAAACAGGAAAGAAATATAAACTTCTAATGGAGGAAATAGATTAATGGGTGTTATAACCACTTCAATGTCTGGTACTCATGGCTTTCTAGGAATCACTGGCTCAGCTTTTCTATATCAACATGGAAGACGCCGTAGACTTTCCTCTAGTGGTTCCTTTCAGTCTGGTTCTGGCGGGGTAACCTCCGGTTCCGGCGGGTCTACTTCATACAGTGGTTCTGGCCGTTACTCAACTTTTTCCACCACCGGCTCTATCGTTTCTGGCTCTAGAGGTTCAACTTCTGCCTCTGCTGGGGTAACTGTACACAGCGGCGCCCACGGCTATTTCACTTTTTCCGTTACTGGTTCTGTAATTTCTGGCTCTAGAGGTTCAACTTCTGCTTCTGCTGGAATAACAGTACATAGCGGCGCTCATGGCTACTTCACTTTTTCCACCTCTGGTTCTGTAATTTCTGGCTCTAGAGGCTCAACCTCTGGTTCTGCTGGTGAAACTACATATAGCGGTTCAAGCTACTTCACGCTTTCCCACAGTGGCTCTATGGTTTCTGGTTCTAAGGGATTCTATCGTCATACTCATAGTGGCTCTTTCCTTTCTGGTGCTAAAGGCTCAACTTCCGCCTCTGCTGGAATAACTGTACATAGCGGCGCTCATGGCTACTTCACTTTTTCTCATACTGGTTCTGTAATTTCTGGCTCTAGAGGCTCAACCTCTGGTTCTGCTGGAGAAACTACATATAGCGGTTCAAGTTATTACACCATTTCCCACAGTGGCTCTATGGTTTCTGGATCCGGTGGCTTAACGTTAATATCGACCGGCGCTATCGGCATCGGAACAGCTAGCCCTGCAACAGCGCTCACCGTTGAGGGCACAGTTACCCTAAAGGAACAATCTGCCGCAGATTCCGATACCGCTGCATATGGTCAAATCTGGGTAAAGGACGGAACGCCTAATACCTTATACTTTACTGATGATGCTGGCACCGACACTCAGTTAGGTGCCGGCTCCGGGAGATCGGTTGCGGGTGATACCGATAATGGAGTAATAACCTGGGTAACAAGTGATAATACTTTTGCAGCAGAAGCAAACATGACATTTGATGGTTCAACTCTTACGGTTACCGGCGCCATAAAGGCCGGGGGACTAGGTGCATCATTAGTAATAGCAAGTCAGGTTTTTTCATAAAAACAAACTATTTATAAAAAGAGGTGGAGATAAGCTATGGCAGCTTCAGATTATACATTTAAAAAAATTGTCTTAACGGGGGGAACAGGCTTTGGCGTACCAATAGCAGTTGCAGGAACAATTTCTGAATCAGCAACTGTAATACATACAGCTATAGCCGGAACAACTGATTACGATGAAATATGGCTTTACGCCGTTAACAGCAGTTCAGCAAACGTTACCCTTACTCTTACTTGGGGCGATACTGGCTCGACTAGTCACATACCAAGTGTACTTAGTAATTCAGTCGGACTATACTTAGTTTCGCCGGGACTTATATTAAATAATACCAGGATAGTTAAAGCTTATGCTAGCACTGCAAATAAAGTTAATATTGTTGGATATGCAAACAGAATTGAGATCGAATAAAATACCGAGATTAAGATAATGCGAAGAGTAAGTATACCCGGCTTGTTGAAAGAAGCATTTAGAAGAAACTATTTTCCTTCTGAGGGAGCAGCGGCAGAGTCCGGAGGCTTAACAACATTAAATATTGCGAGCGCAACAAAAACTGATCCAAATAGCGTACTAGCTGCGGAAACCAGTCTGGGAACTACAAGTAAGATAGTTGCAGATACTAACCATGGCAATATCTGTGATGCAGGTCGCGATCCTTGTCAATTGATGACAGACATCGGTTCAATTCCTTCAGACACTGGCATTCTTCATGTTAGGTTTTACGTGGGAACGATTCCAACGGAAGACCCGGCCGCCTGGGGGTCCTGCAGGCTGGAAATATTTGTTGCACCAAGTAATACGATAGCCGCCAACGAAGGTTATCACTGCGGATTCGCCCAGAAGCCAGGTGCGACCCACAAATTGTCCAAACTGAACCGCACCGGCGCCTGCGCAGTCGGTGCCACCACCCTGGCCGGCGATTGGGTAGTCCTCCATGCGTATTTCACTTTTGATGGAACGACTCTCGGTGGCGCCCAGCTATATGCAACGGCACAAAACGGCAATTTTGAGAGCCACAACTACACTACCGATTCCTCTGGAACATTCAGTACTGTTTGGCTGGGGTTTGCCTTATCTCAGCAGAGCGCTTCACCATCTGGAAAGCCAGAATGGGACGGTGTAACACTAGAGTAT